CCATATGCGCCAGTAACTCAGTTGGCAGAGTAATCGCCTTTTAAGCGATATGTCACGGGTTCGATTCCCGTCTGGCGTACCAGATATACTAAATTCTGTGGTCAGCAGAGTGCGCCGGGTTGAACAAAGGGCGCAGTTGTGGGAGCAACGGAGAAATACTTTGGACTACAAATGCCGGGAGGTGAAGAAGCCAAGGGAAAGCGGCTTCAATCGACAATGCGCAATCTCAAGTAATTATGTGTGAGGTAATTCCTCACAATATGCTGGTATGATGGAATTGGCAGACGTGGCAGACTCAAAATCTGTTGGTAGTAATACCGTGTGGGTTCAAATCCCACTACCAGCACCAGTATCCCGTATAACAATGGTCTTGGTTCATCTTACTTTAGTGAGGGCGGCTTGCAACGCAGCGGGATTTATATAGGGGTATAGCCAAGCGGTAAGGCTGTGGACTTTGACTCCATGATCGTAGGTTCGATTCCTACTGCCCCTACCATAAAATAGAGGTGATATAAATGCCATTTATTTATAAAATAGTAAATAAAATTAATGGTAAGTGTTATATTGGTAAGACAATGTTTACAATTCAAGAGCGATGGAAGGAGCATTGTAATGATTGCCAGAAAGACAGATACCAAAACAGACCATTATATCGTGCAATAAGAAAATATGGTATTGAAAATTTTGAGATAAGTGAAGTTGAAACTTGTAGTGATTTAATTCTTTCTGAAAGAGAAAGATATTGGATAAATTATTATGATACATATAGAAATGGATATAATGCAACGGTTGGTGGAGATGGTACACAGTATGTCGATTATGATTTAGTGGTTCGCATATATGAATTAACTCATAATCAAAAAGAAACAGCAAAAATTGTCGGTATAGATATAGCTACAGTAAAAAATATATTGAATATAAGGAATGTTAAACTTGCTTCAGGAAATCAAGTTATAAATAAAGTCTGTGGCAAAAATATCAATATGTTTTCTTTGAATGGAGAATTTATAAAATCATTTTCGAGTGAAACAGATGCCGCAAGATATGTTCTTCAAACAGATGATGTGAAATTAATATCTGGTGCTGCTGCACATATAAGTTCTGTGTGTAAAGGAAACCGCAAAACAGCATATCATTATAGGTGGAGTTATTTATGAGAAAGAAATCTGAAGAAACCAGCGAAAAAGTAGTAAAGAATATTCCTACATCTGAAAATGGAGCAGGAGTATTATGTGCAAGAAAGTCTGGTCAAAAGTATCAAATAAGTCAAAATACAGAAAAACAAAAATTTACATTGTGGAAGATAGTTGATAAGGGATTTATTAAAATGAAAACTGCAAGTTCTCCAGTCGATTTATATGATTGTATTCCTTGGGATGAATAATAAATATGCTGCTGTGGTGGAATTGGCAGACACAAGGGACTTAAAATCCCTCGCCTTGAGGCATACGGGTTCGATCCCCGTCAGCAGTACCAGCCGCCTTGGGTAAGCGGCAGCGAGTCTCCTTTCTTTGCTATAAACAAACTTTGTTGCTGGAGTTACAACACATCTGAATAAGGCACATTATTTAGTAGTTGCTTTAGACAGCAATGCCACAATAGAGGATAGAACAGGCAGCTATCACCAATGCCGGATTGTGCGTACTGGCGAAATGGAGATGCCGAAGTGTCGTTCGGCCTATTGTGGATTATATAGAGGGTGTAGTGTAATGGTAACACACCACATTTGGGATGTGGTATAGCGGTTCGAGTCCGACACCTTCTACCAGAAGCCAAGGGGTTTTTATCCCTTGGCCTTTTATATTCCTGTGTAGTTCAGTTGGTAGAACACTTGACTGTTAATCAAGGAGTCGCTGGTTCAAGTCCAGTCGCAGGAGCCAAAAAATTATAAGTGAGGTGGCAGTATGGCAAGAAAATCAGGCAGTTCTAATACTGCCAAAACAAAAGTCGTTAAAAAGGTTTGTTCTGCTTGTGGAAAAGAAAAATCAATTACACGTGATTTCTTTGTAAGCTATAATTCACTTCATAGCGATGGAAGAATACCTATGTGTAAAGATTGCATTAGAAATGCTTGTTATAATGATGATGGTGAGTTTGAGATTGAAAGTTTTCAATCACTTTTGCGGCAATTAGATAAACCTTTTATTCAAAAATTATGGAATAAATCTGTAACCGAAGTAAAGAAAAATACTGGATCAGATGATGTTTCTGAAGATGCCGTTGTGGGAAAATATATTAAAAATATTTCTATGCAACAACATCGTAGTAAGACTTGGAAAGATAGTAATTTTAATGATAATCCAAGTGCAGAAAGAGGTATTGAAACAGCAAGGCGTAAATCTATGAACGCTGATAAAGTTTATTATTTGAGTGATGAGGATTTTATTGTTACTGAAGATGTAATTCGTTTGTTCGGTGAAGGATATACCGCCAAAGAGTATGAAACCATGAAACGGATTTATGATGATAGTAAAGAAGATTATCCGAATATTTCAAGTAATCAGCGAAATTTATTGTTGAGATATGTTCGGTTTGCAGCAAAAGAGGCAATCGCAACAAGTTCTGGTGGAATTGCTGATGCTGAAAAGTGGTCGAAGCTGGCCTCAGAAGCATTAAAGCAACTAAATGCTATTGATATTCAAGGTGGTATTACTTGTTTTTCAGAGTTCTTTCAAAAATTTGAAAGGGAACAGGATATAACCAGAATCCTTCCGCAATTCAAGTATCGGCCTAATGATGCTCCAGATTTTATTATTTGGTGCTACGTGAATTATTGTCGCCGTTTAGAGGGCAAGCCAGAGGTTGAGTATGCTGATGTGTATAAGTTCTATGATGAAAAAGTAGAAGAATATCTCAAACAATATGGTGATCCATATAGAATTTTTGAGGGTGATACAACATTAGCAAACCGTGAAAAGATTTCAGAGTTCATTAATTTGCCTCCTGATTACTATGGGGATGGTGAGTAAATGACTACTGAAGAACTTAAAAAAGCTGAATATTTTGCAAGCTGGTGGATTTGGTATCCTGATCTTGCATTAGATTTGATGGCCCCTCAAGAGGGGGCTATTAAATTACATACTGATCAGCGTGTTTTCATGAGAGCAGGAACACGGTTTTTTAGTGAACATGGCTGCTTCAATCGAGGGTATGGAAAGACATTTCTTGAGTTTGCAAACATGGTGATTGTTTGTATTCGGTATCCTAATATTGAACTTGCATTAACAGCACAGACAAAGGAAAATGCCGCAGCACTGTTAAAAGATAAATATAATGAGTTGGTTCGGTATTATCCTATGTTAGCCAAAGAAATCGTAAAAACAAGTTTCATTAAAGGTGATGCTTTAATCGTCTTTAGAAATGGGGCCAGAATTGACGCATTAGCTAATGCTCAAACCAGTAAGGGACAACGTAGAAAGAGAATTAGTATCGAAGAATCTAACTTGATGGATAATGTTATTTTTGAGGATGCTCTTGAGCCTGTTGTGGAGGTTGGTCGCACTACTTGCGGTAAGCTGGCGATTGTTAATCCAGAAGAACTTAATCAGCAAATCAATTTTTATACTACTCCGGGGTTTAGAGGTTCAGATGAGTATAATCGAAATTTATCTATGTTCCATGATATGCGTGATCTGAATGGTAAAATTGTATTAGGGTCTAATTGGATGCTTGGCTGCTGGTATGGACGTGGATCAAGCAAAAGTACAATCTTGAAAAAGAAAAAAGATATGTCCCCGATTGCTTTTGATATGAACTATGGTGGTAATTGGGTTGGTAGTTCAACTGGTGCGCTTGTCAATATCAACCGCCTTATGAACTGCCGTACCTTAACTGCTCCAGAAATCAGTGCATCCAGCGATGATGACGAATATTATTTAGGGGTTGACGTTGCACGTTCTCAAAATAAAAGTAATAACCAGTCATCTATTGCTGTTGGCAAGGTGATTCGAGGGGCCGATGGGAAGATTACTGAGATTCAGTTAGTGAACTTAATCCATATGTCTAATACCTTTAGTTTTACAACACAAGCAATAATGGTAAAAAGAGTTAGAAAAAGGTATCATGCCAGAAAAGTTGTAGTGGATGGAAATGGATTAGGCAGCGGATTGATTGATGAATTGTTAAAATCACAAAATGATCCGATTACTGGAGAAACATATCCAGCTTGGGATACGATGAACACTACCGCAGAGCCAGAGACACCAAAAGCCGAACAATGTTTGTATGATCTTAAAGCACAGTCTTGTCAAACACAGATTCTTTCAAATTTCATTAATGTGATTGATTCTTGTATGCTTCGATTTCTTGAAAGTAGGAATGGCGGCGATGATTATTCAATTCGTACAGATGAAGATTTGAATTCTAAAGTAATGCCATATGTTCAAGAAGAATTGTTCTTCCAAGAGGTCGGAAATCTCAAATTGGTTCAGAACGGAAAAAATTTATCGGTTGAGAAAGTAGTTAATAAGTTTGATAAAGACCGATTTTCTGCGACAGCATATTTGTTATATTTTATCATTAAAGTAGAAGAAACAGATAGTCGTAAAAGTGATGTTGATATAAAATCTTTTGCAAAGCGGCTACAAGCATTAAACCGTAGGCCAAAAATGTATTAAGGAAAGGCGGTGATTAAGTGTCAAAGACAAAAGTAATTTATTCGCAAGTAGATTATGAACGAGATTCAAAATCGTTTGATAATGCTGTCAGTGGCAAAGGCCGTTTGGACTTAGGTGCATTTAGAAGGCTTATGGTTCATGATCTATGCACGAATACAGAAATCTTACGGTCATATAAGATTGGTAGTTATTCTCTTGAACGGATTCAGGATGCGTTAAATAATCCAGCGGCACATTCAAATATGATTATTGATGTTAGTAGATATTTGATGAATATTTCTCAATTCTATATGCGCCTCAATAATTATTTTTCAAAGATGGGACTTTTTAATTACAACATTGATATGTATGATGTAAAAACTGGAGAGTTGGATTCTGATGAAAAGATTGCAAAAATGCGTGACGCTTTTGCAAATGTTTGTTCTGAATTTGAAAAGATGGGATTCAAGCACGAGATGCTTAAAATCATGAGCGTGTTGACAGTCGAAGATGTTTATTATGGTTTAATTTTTGAAGATAGCTATGATTTCTTCATTCACAAAATGAATCCGTCTATATGCCAAATTAAGCAAATTCAAGATGGTGTATATAATTTCAAGATTAGATTAAGTGGTATTAATCCTCTTGAAATTACATCTTATCCTGCTTATGTTCAACAGGCGTATATTGAATATATAAATGGAGATGAATATTTTGATGGATGGTATGTGCCTCCCGCAGATAAACAAGTATGTTTCAAATTGAATGAATCCTGCTTATATCCTATGCCGCTGCTATTAGCATTGGTGAAAGATATTCTTGATTTAGACGTATATAAGAAACTAAAAATGCAGAAGGCCAGAGTAGATAATTATAAGGCTATTGTAATTGAGATTCCCATTGATGAAGATGCAGTTGATAAGCCATTACTGACTGATGAAACGCTTGCTGTTTTTGCTGAAATGAATAAAGCTAATATGCCTGACGATATTGGATTAATTCATGCTCCGGGCAAAGCTACAGCGGTTAGTTTTAAAGATAATACTAACAATGCAAACAATCTAAGTGATGCAATTAAAAACATATATGACAATGCTGGTGTGTCCAGTGAATTGTTTAACAGTGGATCATCTGGAACAGCTTTTAAGCTGTCTCTTGAAAATGATGCTGCTTTTATTTATGGGTTTTATAGACAATGTGAACGATATTTCACACGGTTTATAAAATTGCGGAAATTCAATAAACCAGCATTTAAATTTGCATTACGCATTCAAGATTCAACTGTATTCAATAGACTTGAAGTAGCAGATGCGTTTTTGAAAGCAGCACAAAATGGAGAACCATTTAAGATTGATTATGGTGTTGCATTGGGCAAATCCCCCAGCAGACAACTTGGTAGTCTGTTCTTGGAAAATCATGTTTTGAAATTACATGAGGAATATATTCCTTTAGCAACTTCTTATACGTCTACTGGCGAGGATGTAGCAGGGGGTCGCCCCACAAATGAAAGCAAAGGTTTGGATTTAACCGAGGAAGGTGAAACCACAAAAGATACCGATGCTAATTTGAATCGTTAATATCACCTTTTGGTGTTATTAAAATTTTGTAAGAAAGGCGGTGATGAGGAAAGTGGGTCATGAACGAAAAAATTTGCCAGTTTCGTTTACAATCAACAACTGTGTGGAAACAGAAGATTCGAGATTTCTTGCCATAACGATTGATGTTTTACATACGGGGTTAAATTTTAACGGCAGTATTTTTGAAAAGGAAGTTGTTGATGCTAATGCCGAAAGTATCAAGAATACACCAGTGTTGGGGTATATTGCTCTGAATCCAGACGGAGAATTAGACTTTCAGGGACATAAATACAAAACTGTTAAAGACGGAGATGGTAAAGATTATGTGTACGCTGGTTCTGCTTATGGTGTAATTCCAGAGTCATGTAACTATCGTTGGATTGAAAAAGTCTGTTCCGATGGAATTTGTCGGGAGTTCTTTCAAGTTGATGCTCTTTTGTGGACTAAATTTGATGACGCAGTTACTATTTTTGAACGTGATGGTGGCAAACCGCAAAGCATGGAATTAGAACTTTCTTCAATCACTGGCGAAGAAAATGACGATGGCACTTTTACTTTCACAGGATTTAATTTTGAAGGTTGTTGCCTTTTGTCATCAACAGATGAGAGTATTCAACCAGCAATGATTGATAGTGAAGCTATTGCTAAATTTACTGTTCAATCTATTGCACAAGAAATCAAAGACAAATTGCATGAGTATACTATTTCTGTTGAACAAACAAGTGAAACTCAAACTATAAAGGAAGGTGAAACTATGCCTAAAGCTAATTTTACCTTGAACTTGATGGAGCAGATTGATGAGATTCGTGCTGTGCTGGGCGAAAAGAAATATCGTGACAGTTGGGGCTACGAATGTTCTCAGTATTGTTTTGTTGATGTTCAGGGCGATGAAGTAATTGTTATGGATCGTGCTGACCATTATCGTATTTATGGTATGAAGATGAGTATGGACGGCGATAAGATCAGTATTGATTTCGCAACAGCAACTCGAAAGAAAACTACATATACTGATTTCGAGGAAGGTGTGGAAGATTCTGCGCCTTTTGTTTTTGAACAGGCTGTTTCTGATGTGGCTACATATATGAATAGCCAGATTGATATTGCTAATGAGGAAAAGGCTACAGCGGAGGCCAATTATACTGCCGCCAAGAACGAGTTGGACGAAATGAAGCCTAAGTATGATGCCTATGTGGTTGCAGAACAGCAACGTGAGGCTGCGGCTATCGAGGCCGCAAAGGATGCAGAGTTTAGGAAGTTTGATCAGCATTTGGCTGATAGTGCTGATTATACTGCGCTGAAGAAAGATCGTGACAAGTATACACTGGAGGATATTCAGAGTCAGTGTGCAATTATGTTCACACAGAAAAACTTGAATGCGAACTTTGGTCGCAAGGTAAAGGAAACTTCTGCTCCTGTTGCAGATGTGTTCCAGCAGACTCCGGCAGCGGAGGTAAATTCTCGCTATGGTGTTCTGCCAACTAAGAAAGATTAATTGAAAGAGAGGGATTAAGACTATGGATAAGAATTACACTGTCGTTGAAACTTCTAAGATTGCCGCTGTTCGTGGTGGTGGTCATCTGTATAGTCTGATTGCTGATGTTGATGTGGAGAACGGTCACATTGGGTATGTTGGTGATCTGGCTACTGATGTGGAAGGTCTGGAAACTCATGAGTTTTTGGCTCCTACTGCTGATTTGATTGGTAAAGATCGTGTTGTGCTGGTTGCTAATCCTGAGTGGGATTATGATGAGACACGGCGTACTAATCAGGCTCTTTATAACTACATTAACGAGGCTGATCGTCCATTCCGGGCTTATGATCTGATTGCGCATGACGTGTATGCTGTAAGCAAGGAGGGTATTAATTATGGTTCTGGCGATGCCCCTGAGATTGGTAAGTACGTTATTGTCGAGGCTGGTAAGACTACCGTGAAGATGGTCGAGAAGGCCGATACTGCTGGTCAGGGTTTTGTTGGCAAGATTATTGGTACTGCGAAGCGTGGCCTTGGCTGGAAAACTGAGGGCGGTAAGCAGTATGGTCGTCCTTATATTATCTACTTTATCGAGATTCTGCGGAACGATATTGTAGGCTAATTGAAAAGAAGAAAGAGAGGTATTGAATATGGCTTGTGATATGAGTAAGCTGGCTAATTTCTCTACTGAGAAGCAGCAGTTGATCGCACTTGGTATTGATACTTATACTGGTGATGTGGGTAATTACGTTGCCAAGGATGTTGATACGAGTGCTGGTAGCATGGATGATGTTATGCGTGAGCGTTTTGCAAAGGAAATTTTGCATGACGAGAAGTTTAACTATCGTGTTTATCGTAAATACAAGAATGACATTTTTGAGATTCTGGAAACTGTTCTGGATCAAACTTTGCCTGAAGGCTGGAGCGAGAACGAGTTCTTTAATCGTTTTGTTGAGACTATTCGTGTTGACTTAGGTGATAAGAATGAGTTCTACGCAGAGGATAACGGCAATTTCATTGTTTCTAAGTTTAGCGGTAATCATTGGGATACTATTCGTGAGCGTATGGACATGGGCAAATCTTTCGCCGTTGAAACTTCTTGGTGGGAAGTTCATTTCTACAATGAGTTTGAGCGGTTTATGAAGAATATTGATTCTTGGACTAAGCTGATGGATAAGGCTCGTAAGTCTTTCTTACAGGCGTTCCAGAATGCCGTGTATGCCGCATTTGCTGATATGGCTGATATGGCTCCAGAGGGTTTTGTTGGTCATGGTGCGCTGTCTACTGATACTGAGCGTGATAATCTACTTGAACTGATTGAGAAAGTGGAAACTGCTAATGGCGTGAAGCCTGTGCTTGTTGGTACTGGTGCTGCTTTGCGTAAGCTGCAAAAAAATATTGATGAGAATTGGATTCCTGAGTCTGCAAAGGAAGAGCGCAAGCGCAACGGTGTGATCTCCAGTTGGGAGGGTTACGATCTGATGCCAATTCCACAGGTGTTTAAGCAAGGTACTTTTGACTTTGCCCTGTCTACAACTAAAATTCTGATTGTTGCTACAAATGCGAAGCCTATTAAATTTGTGTTTGAGGGTGATTCTCGCCTGAAGGAAACAAATGATAACCGTGATAACATGGATATGACACTTGAAGGTCAGATTCAGGTTAAGGCTGGTTTGGCTGCTGTTACCAGTGATGTTATTGGGCATTGGGATTTGGCCTAATTAAATCCTAAATACATATTAGGAGGCGTTAAAATTGGCACAGGAAAACAAAAATTTAAATCCTGTTAATGAGGCGGCAGAACAGACCGCCTCTGCCACTTCCAACGTTTTGAATGATGATACAAGGATTGTAGTAGAAGCACGTGTTCCTGCTGTTTATTATACTTGTCCAGTTACATTTGAAACTTTTTCGTGGTTGGAAGTCGGTGATACACAGGAAATGACTTTTAAGCAACTTCGTATTATGAATACAAAGTATCCTCGTTATTTCACTGAAAAGTGGCTTCTGCCTAATGATGGAACTGTTATGAAGAAGTTGCATTTGGATAAGATTTATGCGACAAAGGTAAATCGTGCTGACATGAAACGGTTTTGTGGTGATGATATTAAGGATGTTGAAGAATTACTTTCTGGTTTGGATTCTAATGCAAAGACAGAATTGACACCTAAAATCGTTAAGTATGTTAAGGATGGCAAAATTGCAAACGTGAAAATGATTCGGCTGCTTGAAAAGAAATTGGGCATTGAATTGATGGATTTGGTGTAAAGGAGGCGATTCCTTATGGGTACACCTTACACTGAACTTTATGAGAGTGTTTTATCAAAAATAAAGAACTATGACTTTATACATTTGGAAGAAGATGAAGTATATGAAATTCTTTCAGATTATTTACGTCCTGCGATTGCGGCCTTTAGAGGTTGTAGACAAGATTTATCACAAAGGAACAAAGTCAAATTTAAGTGCAAGTTAAATGATACGGAAATTGAAATTCTATCAAATTATATGGTAATTGAATATCTTGATAGTAATTATATCCGTGTACCACTTATGTTAAAGCCAACACTTTCAAGTAAAGATTTTAATGCGTTTTCACCAGCTAACCATTTGAGTAAAGCAATAGAAGTACGTGAAATGTATAGGAAAAACAATGAAACCCTATTGTCACGGTATCGCTGGATTAAGCGTGAAGATTAGGAGGTGATTGTTTGTGGGAGGTTATCAGAATTTCCTTCGTAGGATGAATGCTGGAGGGAATATGATGCGCAACGAGCAAATTCATAATGCTTTGCATTTGCTTCAAGAGACTTTCGCAGACGATCCTTCCTATATTCCTGATGGTGTAACTATATGGAATTCAGAACGACTTATTCACCCTCGTATTTATACGCAGCGGTATCGTTCTACTTCGCCAGCACAAGCAAATATTCAAACAATGATTCATGAGCCGATTTATATGGGTGATGTGATTCCTTGGCCTGAACATGGGTATTGGCTATGTGTGAATGCCAATAATTTGCATGGCATTCAGTGGGAAGGAACTTTGTCATTTTGCAATCATAAGGTTAAATTCTTTTCTCCGTTGACAAAAGAAATTGTTGAGTATCCAATTAGCGTTATTAACTCTACGCAGTATGGTAGCGGCGAAACTGATAGGTATGATGAAAAATTACATATGACTATTGGTACATCACAAATGATTGTATATATCACATTCGATGAACATACACGTTTGATTGATGGTGGATTTCGTTTCCTATTAGATAGAAACTTAGAAAAGCCAACAGCTTTTGAAGTGAAGCAATCTGATACTATTAGTTATTCAGATGCGGGGGAAAGAGGATATATTCATTTAACTGTTGCTGAAGATCAGTTCGATCCAAAGCGAGACAATAAAGAATTGATGATTGCTGATTACTATTTTGATCCTGTTGGAACTGGTGCAGAATTGAAAGATAAACCAGATATGTGGATTTGAGGTGATATTATGGCTATGTTACGTGAGTTGACAGAATTTCGCAGTAGGATTAATCAGAAACTTTGTAGCGATCAAAAAATTGTTGATTTGATTAACGATAAGCCAAAGTCACCAATTCCAGATCGAGATTTGATGTATAAACAAATTTATCCGTATGCCTATACGCCTGATGCGATAAAGGATACGGGTACTTTTATTTGCCATCGTATTTATGTTCCAGATGTAATGAATAAGACATTTAAAAAAATGTCGATTGTTTTTTATGTCTTTGTTCATCAAGATAATATTCGTACAAGTGATGGATTGCGTTATGATTTAATTGCTGAGAGGATTGAAGATTTGTTTAATGGAACAATGGACTTTGGTGTAGGAAGAATGAAATTGGTTGAAATCAATGATATTAGTCCTTCACCTAAATTTCATGGTATTTCATTAGAATATACTGTTTCGGAGTTTAATCGTCCTACAATTAATGGTGATTAAGGGCGGGTGCTGAAGTATGATTCAAAAGCCAAATTTACTTAAAGTCAATGAATACAAAGTAAATGATAAGATTTCGGTTCATGTTCCAACAGTTGATGAAATCTTTGATTTTGGAGATCAAAAGTATTACAGTACAGTTCAAACTTTAGTAGCAACACCATTTGACTTGATGGTTGAACTTGATGATATTGGGATTGACTATGAATCAATTACAGATTATCAGTTGTTTGTTCTGATGATGGAATCTATTGCCATAAATGAAGATGATACGACTATTTTTTTTGGGAATTTGAATTTAAAGAATTTTCAAGAGGCTGTAAATCCCAAAAATGGAGAAAAGGTTCTTTGGGATAAGAATAATGATATTGTGATTGATCAAATGATTGCTTTAGAAATCTGCAATGCGATACGTAAGATTCATTTTTGGGAGGCTCCTGTTGGTCGTGCTGGAAATGCAGAGGCCAAAAGATATTTAATTGAACGCAAACGCAAAACAAAACAACGACTTGCAAAGAAGCCGTACAAGTCATTTTTAGAAAGTATGATTATTTCTCTTGTTAATACGGAGGAATTTCCATATAACTATGAAACAGTTATGGGGCTTAGTGTATATAAGTTGAATGCAAGTTGGCGACAGATTCAAAAGAAGAAGCATTGGGATCAGACGATGAACGGTGTTTACTTTGGAACTGTTGATAAAGATAAAATTGATTGGGAGAAAATTAGTTGGTTATCGCCGGAATAATACATTCTGGTGATTTTTATTTTGTAAAAATAAAGGAGGATTCAATATGTCTAAGGTTGTTGTTAATGATCTGTCTATTACAAGTCTTGAGACTATTATGGCGTTTGGTATTAATGGCGGCGCACATCGGTTTACTCTGG